AGGGCGTGCCTCTTGACTAAATATAATAGATATGTGTTCCTTTCATATTTTAGGGATTTTGATAATGTATAGTATAACTAAAGAAGATAAAATTTTTCTTTCGGAGCGCTTAAAGCTCCAGCAGAAATTTCTCGATGAGAATTTTGTTTCGTTTGATGATGTTGCCTTGCCGTTGTCGTCGTTCTATTTTAGCTCTTGGCATAATCCTGCACGTTATATCGCGGAGCTTAATACCCGCGTTTCGTCTATGGAACAATATGCTTCTGATCGCAATTTGGAGCCTATATTTTGCGTTTTTACGCTTCCTAGCTCCTATCATTGTAAAAGGTCTATAAAGCTTAAAGACGGCGGATATAGACTTGTGCGTAATGAAAATTTTATTGATGATGAGGAGCATAGTGTTTGTGCGGGGGCTCATCGGCTTCAGTTGCTTATTCGTAGTATTATGAGTTCAAAAGTGGTTCGCGAAATTCCTGCCGAGGATAGATGTTATATTACTACCAAAGAGCCTCATAAAGATGGTACTTGCCATTTAAATTTATTGTTTTTTGTTCCTGGTAGTTTTAAAGAACGCGTAATACACGCCATAAAAAGGCGTTTTATCTCTGATGAAAATAGGATTGAAACGGATATCCGTAACGCTACAGGCTATATTATGAAATATATTTTTAAAACCTTAGACGATCTGCGAGATAATCCGTCTATCGAAAATTTAAGCGATATTTCGTTTTGGTATCTAAAGCATCGTATTCGTCGCGTGACTATGTCAAAGACTTTTATCAGTCTTGAAATTTATCGCAAGGTTGGTGGCAAATTTAGCCTTATTGAGCTTACTAAGAATTATAGCTTGGGTTTACTTACGGTTCTTTGTGATACTGAAAGCAAAAAGCCCGTTTTAATTTATGATAACGATTTTGGGGATTTATGGGTTAAGAAAAAGACACAAGCTTTTAATCCTTGTGGTAAAATCCAGTCTCATGAGCTTAAATCGGTTCAATCTTTCTATAATAGCGGTATTAAGCCAATTTATTACAATCCATATAAAATTTTCCGCACTGCTTGGAAAGATATGAGCGATGAGCGCCTAAAGCTTTACTGGCGCGATAATCAAAATGAAATGACCGATGACATTCTAAGTGTTCAAGATTATGCTATGCTTGAGAATGAGATGATTGAGCGTGGGTTTTTACAGAGGTATAAAAATCATATCAGATATTTTACTGAGCACGCTTTAGAGGATATCAGAGAGCTGGAATTTAAATATTCCAATAACGGCGTTATGCCGTATCCATTCTAAAAGGCTTTACGATGCTGCTTAACGAGCTTTTTAACGATTATATAGAATTCTACGAACTGATACTTCGCAAGCATACCCTAGAAAGCGATATATCGATGTATAAAAAGCATATAGCTTCAAGCTTAGGCGAAAAAGATGTAAGCGATATAAGTTTTCTAGATATCCAAAGGCTCTGTAACAACTTAATTAAGGCTGATTATAAAATCAAGACCGTTAAAAATATCCTTGCAAAGCTTCACGTGATATTTAAATTTGCTCAAAAGCTCGAACTTATAGCTAAAAATCCCTGCGACTTTGTCGAGCTGCCTAAATTTGATAATAAGCGATACTTTGATTACCCTCTGTCCGTCCAAAGGCAGTTTATAAAAGCTATCTGTGAAAATGAAGCTGATAGTGCCGATATATTCTTTTTTCTACTCCACGGCAGGCGTAAAAATGAGGTCTTAAGCTTGCGTTGGAGTGACGTAAATTTAAAGACTAAAACTTACGTCATACCTTTTCAAATCAATAAAGCTAAGCGCGATATGGTCTATTCTATGAGCGACGAACTTTATAAAAGGCTATTGAAACGCTATATATCCGCAAAACAGAATAATCAGCTAAATAGCTACGTCTTTGTCAATCCTGCTACTGGGTCAAAATTTGTTGATCTGCGTAGAAGCTGGAATTCTTTGCTTAAGCGGAACAATCTACCTAAAATCAGACTTCATGACATAAGGCATCTTATCGGCACGTATTGCATTAATCATCTTAAGCTTCCGATCGAGCAAGTAAGTTTTACTCTCGGTCATACGAATATCATTACTACGCAAAAATATATTACTGCAAATATAAAGCAATCGAAAAATACTATCGAAAATTTGATGATTTCTGCTTTGGAAAAATAAGAATATTTTAAGATTTTATCAAATGCCCTTGTAATGGGTGTTTGGTTGCAGAGGGTGGATTTGAACCACCGACCTTCGGGTTATGAG